GTCTAGCGTTTAGCTGGATAGGCTTTGACGAACTGACACAATGGGCTAGTCCCTATGCATGGAACTACATGCGAAGTCGTCTACGGTCCACTGCACCTGATTTGCCAATATTTATGAGGGCAACAACCAACCCCGGAGGCAGGGGGCATCACTGGGTTAAGAAGATGTTTATTGACCCATCGGCTTATAACAAACCTTTTGATGCAACTGACCCCGACACATCTGAAGTATTGCGGTATCCTGCTGGTCACGCCAAAGCAGGAAAGCCGTTATTCAAACGGCGATTTATACCCGCAAGACTTTCTGATAACCCGTATCTTTCTGAAGGTGGTGACTATGAAGCAATGCTACTATCACTCCCTGAACAGCAGCGTAGGCAGCTGTTAGAAGGCGATTGGGACATCAAAGAAGGTGCGGCCTTTACAGAGTTTAATCGTGATATTCACGTTATTGAGCCTTTCTCCATTCCTAATAATTGGGTTAAGTTTAGGGCTTGTGATTATGGTTACGGTTCTCACAGTGGCGTTGTTTGGTTTGCTGTTAGTCCTTCTGAACAGCTTATTGTCTATCGTGAATTATATGTGTCAAAAGTATTGGCAACGGATTTGGCAGACCAAATTAATGAAATTGAAGCTGGGGATGGCAACATTAAGTATGGTGTTCTTGATAGTTCTCTTTGGCATAAGCGTGGTGATACTGGTCCTAGCCTCGCTGAACAAATGATACAACGGGGATGTCGCTGGCGACCTTCCGATAGAAGTAGGGGCAGTCGAGTAGCAGGTAAAAACGAAATACACAGACGCTTGCAGGTAGATGAATTTACAGAGGAACCTAGACTTGTTTTCTTTAATAGTTGCCCGAACATTATCGCCCAGTTACCAGCCTTGCCCATTGACAAGAAAAATCCAGAAGATATTGACACGACTTCGGAAGACCACTTGTACGATGCGTTAAGATATGGTATAATGTCACGACCTAAGTTTAGCATATTTGACTATGACCCAATGGGTCGGCCTAGTCAGCAAAACGTAGCTGACGCAACCTTTGGATACTAAAAGATGGCAGAAGACGAAATTTTAATTGAAGATGAGGCGATTGCACTTGAAGACGTAGATGATTCTATGTTTGAAGATACGCCTGTTTCTAATATCATTCCGTACATTATGGAACGGTATACAAAAGCAGAAGACTATCGGTATCAAGATGAAGAGCGTTGGCTAAGTTCTTATCGTAACTATCGTGGACTATATGGACCTGATGTACAATTTACTGAAGTCGAAAAGTCTCGTGTATTTATTAAGGTAACAAAAACAAAAACACTTGCAGCGTATGGTCAGATTGTAGATGTACTGTTTGCAAACAATAAGTTTCCTCTTTCTATTGAACCAACTGAATTACCTGAAGGTGTAGTTGCAGATGTTCACTTCGACACCAATCCACAAACTGAACAGCTAGAACAACAGCAACCTACACAGGATATGCAAAGTCCATACGGTTTTCGTGGGGATGGCATGGAGTTTCCTACAGGTGCTACTGCACGTTCACTGCAAGAAAAACTAGGACCGCTTGAAGATAAACTTAATCCAGTACAAGATAAACTAAAAGAAGGTCCAGCACCTACAGCTACAGCTATTGAGTTCAGCCCAGCTATGGTGGCTGCAAAGAAGATGCAAAAGAAGATTCACGACCAGCTTGAAGAGTCGGGTGCTAATAAGAACCTTCGTAGCAGTGCATTTGAGATGGCTTTGTTTGGTACAGGTATTATGAAAGGTCCGTTTGCATCGGACAAAGAATATCCAAACTGGAATGATGAAGGTGAGTATGACCCGATTTTTAAAACCGTTCCGCAAGTTTCTCATGTGTCTGTCTGGAACTTTTATCCAGACCCTGACGCAAACAATATGGATGAAGCACAGTTTGTGATTGAACGTCACAAGATGTCACGCACACAATTACGCAATCTTAAAAAACGTCCATACTTTCGTGCAAATGTTATTGACGAATGTATTCAAATGGGCGAGAATTACAACAAGAAATATTGGGAAGATGATTTGGCTGACTATGCACCAGAGCATGGTGTAGATAGATTTGAAGTCCTTGAGTATTGGGGCATGGTCGATACAGAGATGCTTGAAGACCAAGGCGTAGAAATTCCAAAAGAACTGCAGGACTTTGACGAACTGCAAGCAAACGTATGGATTTGTAATGGCAAACTTCTTCGCATGGTACTTAATCCGTTTAAGCCAGCTAAGATTCCATATGCTGCTGCACCATATGAATTGAACCCATATTCATTCTTTGGTATTGGTATTGCAGAAAACATGGACGATACGCAGACATTGATGAATGGCTTTATGCGTATGGCAGTAGATAATGCTGTATTGTCAGGTAACTTGCTTATCGAAGTAGATGAAACAAATCTAGTGCCGGGACAAGACCTGTCTGTGTATCCGGGCAAGGTGTTCCGTAGACAAGGCGGTGCGCCGGGTCAGGCAATCTTTGGCACTAAGTATCCTAATGTGTCTAGTGAAAACATGATGATGTTTGATAAGGCACGACAACTTGCTGATGAAAGCACAGGCTTACCATCATTTGCACATGGTCAAACAGGTGTAAGTGGTGTAGGACGTACAGCAAGTGGTATTAGTATGTTGATGAACGCTGCAAGTGGCAGCATTAAGAATGTTATTAAAAACGTAGATGATTACCTTTTGCGTCCACTTGGCGAAGGCTTCTTCCGTTTTAATATGCAGTTTGACTTCGACCCTGAAATTAAAGGTGACCTAGAAGTTAAAGCACGTGGTACTGAAAGTCTTATGGCAAACGAAGTTCGTAGCCAACGGCTTATGCAGTTCTTACAAATTGCAAGTAATCCAGCACTTGCACCTTTTGCAAAGTTTCCTTACGTTATTCGTGAGATTGCAAAATCTATGGACCTAGACCCCGACAAAGTAACAAACAATATGAGTGAAGCTGCTTTACAAGCAGAGATACTCAAGGGTATGCAAGCACAGCAACAACAGCAAAATGCACCAGCAGGTGCAGATGCTATGGACCCAACAGGTGCAGGTGGGGGAAATATTGGTGTAGGACAGGCTCCTGTACCGGGTGAACAAGGATTTAGCGGAAATGCACAGCAACAAGGAACTAATCAGCAAGCTCAAGCCAATGGTCAGCAACAGCCACCAGTGGCAAATGTTCAGTGATTATATTGACAACTTAATTGAGATGCAACAAAAAGCACTGGAACAGACTGATAATACGGTGATGATGTATAGGTCGCAGGGTGCGATTTCTGCATTACGTAGATTAAAAACATTGAGGGACGAAATCAATGGCAATGGATAAACAAATGAGCCTTTTTCAAGAGGGTGGTCTTTTAGACGAAGGCGGTACAGTTGATGAAGTATCAGGCAACGAAGTGCCAGCAGGTTCTTTGAAAGAAGAAGTTCGTGATGACATTCCCGCCCAATTGAGCGAAGGTGAGTTTGTAATGCCAGCTGATGTAGTTCGCTATCATGGTTTAGATAAAATGATGGCACTGCGAGATGAAGCAAAAGCAGGACTACAACGTATGGAAGCTATGGGTCAAATGGGTAACTCTGAAGACGCTGTATTGCCTGATGATGTTCCATTTGATATGAATGACCTTGACGTAGAAGACGATGAAAATGAACCACTTGAAATGCAAGTAGGTGGTTTTGTGCAACAACAGCCTTATGGTATTGGTTTTCAACAGCAACCATACGGCACAGTATCCCCTCGTGGTATGCAACCAATGCAAGGCACAGGTACATTTAATGTACAGTCACAATTTGCTAATTATTCGCAGCAACCGGGACAACAGTTTCAACCCTTTCAACCACAACCTGTAGGAACAGGTCAGCCCGGTCAGCCAGTAATGCCATCTTACATGGGTCAACCAACAGGTGGTCAACCTACATATACATTTGAACAGATGATGCCTACAGTGGGCGGTAAAAGCGAAACACGAGAATATCGAAACGAAGCTGGACAAGTTCTTTATATTCCATTTATTGACGGTAAACCTGTTTATCCTATTCCAGATGGCTATACAGAATATAGACCAGAAGCGACTGCTCCTGCTGAACCACCAGCAGATACTACAGCACCTACAACTGTTACAGATAGTGGTGGCAATGACGATGATAGGCGTGACCCATTTGCTACAATGGAAGAACAGCGCACACAAAGTCAGCGTGTAGAATCTACTACAAATGACCTTGGTGTTACAGGTAGTCGTGGCATAGGTCTTGGCACAGCTATGACTGCTATTGGAATGGTTGTTAATCCTGTTGGTGCTATTGCTGGTTTAATTGGTAAAGGGCTTGCTGAAAAAGCTGGCATTGAAGTACCAAGTATCTTTGGTGATAAAAAACTTGGTGCAAAAGACCCACTTACAGAACTGTCTCCTGAAATATCTGCAGCACGTCAGCGTACACAATCAGTTACAGGACAGTCTGTATCTGGTTATGTAGGTAATCAGGTTGGTGATATTGACCCTGTTACTGGTGGTATTTTTGGCGCACATGGTGTAGCACTAGATACTAAAACAGGTTTTGCTAGCGTAACATCTGACGGTACAAAAAGTTTCAATA